GTGGCTGATGACCAGTCCCTTACTGTTGCGGCGGCTTCGTTATCAAGCGGAGTCTACAGTAATTTGACCACAGCGGTATTTGATTACAAGGTGGGCAAGATTCAGATTACCTTTACCCCGGCAGACGGCACTTCTGGATTTACTGAAATTGAAGTTACAACGGCGAGGAAATAGTTATGAGCAACACTAAAATTTTTGGGGCTAATCACGGTATCGCTACCTCTAACGCTATCCCAGACAACAACAGCACAGCTCTGGACATAGAATCGACGGATGGTCGTGACTTTATTACCGTTGACACAACTGACGGTAGCGAAAAAGTAGAGATTGGAAAGATAGCGGGCAACCTTGTTAGCCTTGGAGTCTCCACCATTACGGGTATTCCAGATGTTTCAAGTGATGTAAATATTAAGCCATCTGGTGGAGATTTAAAGATTTCCGAGGGCTCTGGGCGAGATGTTTATATCTACAACGGCGGGTCAACTGTTATTGCTAAAGTTGACGCTTCGGAGCTAGGAGTAACCATAGGAGCCAACGCTGTCCCTGTTCACACTCTGCACCTCCAAGACGGTGATATTGGACTTGTCACAAACTCGGCTGATGCAGTGGCGAAAAGTTTAGTTTTCACAAAGTCCCGGAATGCTACAGATGGTTCGCACACCGTTGTGCAAGACAATGATGTGTTAGGGGAAATTAATTTTCAGGGATCGGACGGTAACAGCTTTGAAACGGCTGGTTCGATAAAATGCCGAGTTGACGGAACCCCAGCCGATGGAAAAATCCCTTCCGAGCTTGTGTTATCAAACTCTCCAAACACTACAACCGGAGGTCACACGCTGGGAGACGTCGTTGATCGTTTGATTATTGACGACTTAGGTCAATCTGGATTTATAACCGACACGGCCGAACTGCAAAACTTTAAGCGGTATTTATCGGCTACCCCGACCAGCTACGGAGCGCTGCGGACGGATACCAACGGCATTACTATGAACATTACCAAAAATGGTAATTTTAGTAATTTTTCGTTTCAAATGAATTTTGTGCAACGCTACAATTTCACATCCGACAAAGGCTTCGAAATTTATAACGGGCACTCTGTCCCATCTGCCAGCGTTACTGATGGCGTTATACTTTACGCCGAAGATGTTTCTAGCAGCAGCGAACTAAAGGTAAGAGATGAAGCTGGAAACATCACTACGTTATCACCGCACAACTTCTCAGTAACAGAGCGTTCGGACCCGATGGCATGGTCTCATTATGGTAAAAATCCTTTCATAGGCAAAGAAATCAACGTTGATATGATGGCGGTGGTCAAAGCAGTTGAGCAGCTATCAGGGCAAAGCTTTATACAAGAACGTGACCTCGACCCTTCTGAGTGCAGAGACTGGGATACAGAAGAGCAGGCTCGTGTTGAAAGATCACAGGCAGCGATTGATGAATGGGAAAATGAAACGCCGGAAGAACGCGGCGAAAAACCAAGACCCGAGCTTTACGTTGCCCAGCCAAAGCCGGACTGGATGAGTTAAGATGGAAAGCGGCATGATTGAAGCCGGTGCGCTGTTTGGCACGATGATGGCTTTAATCAAAGTCATTGAAAAGCTTGTCGATAAGAAGATGAACGGTAGCGGGCCAAAACCAGTTCAGATTGATTTGAATCAAACTGAAATGGCCAACAGCATGGGGCAGATGGTGGAGTGCATGGCGAGCACGACTCAGACGCTTGAGCGAATTAACGATAAGATTGATGATGTGCATGAAAAGTCTACCAGGATTGAAACCCTGACAGACACAATTGATGGGCGCATCAAAGACATTCAAGACGTGAGCCATAAGACTAAGAATATGCTGGAGAAGGAGCGGATTGCTCAGCAGGTAAGGAAAGAAACACTCGCAGAGTTGCGAGATGAAGCAACAAGGGGAACGTGATGAAGCCGGGAATTAAAACGAGTGAAATGATTATTACTCTAGTCGGTATGATTGGGGGATGTATTCTTGCTTCGATTGAAGGCAACCAGTGGACACAGATTATTGGTGGAATTTTAGCGGCAGTATGTGGCTCAAGCTACACTGTGGGACGCAGCATGGTTAAAGGGAAAGAGGCTATTGGTGCAGCTCAAGTAGAAGCAGCTAGGCATCTAGCAAAAAAGGAGTAGCCGGTGCTATTGCGGGAGGTTTGGCGAAAGCATCGGCGCTTCCGGAGGATACGGTTGACCTTTTGCTTGGTGCTACTGTTGGGCCTGCTGGTGCCCGGGCTGTTGGCAGCTTGGATGTCAAATTAGGACACGATGTATTCGCGTTTGCCTCTGGAGAGTTCGCAAACAGTGGAGATTGGACCGCAGCGGCAGGTTTAAAAATGAGGTGGTAAGATGCCAAAGAAAAAAGACCCAAAACTTGTGAGGGCTGGGGTTAGTGCCTACAATAAACCCAAGCGGACCCCGGGTGGGCCGAAAAAATTTGTTGTCGTTGCCAAAGTCGGCAACAAGACCAAGACGATTAGATTTGGTGACCCCAAAATGAAGATCAAAAAGAACGTGCCAGCTCGCAAGAAATCATTTCGCGCACGACACAAGTGCGATTCAAACCCCCCATCAAAGCTAACGGCCAGATACTGGTCATGCAAAAACTGGTGAAAAAATGGCAGTAAAAAAGAAATTAAAAACTAAAAAACTTACGAGCAGACAGGAAGCCGCGCTCAAAAAACACAGCGCTCACCATACAAAAAAGCACATGTCTGAAATGCGCAAGTCCATGCGTGCAGGCAGCACTTTCTCTGCCGCACACAAAAAAGCAATGAAAAAAGTTGGTAAGTAATGGCAGTGAAAAAGAAAAAAAAGGGGGGCTCAAGTGTTGCCTCTCAGCTAAGAGCAAAGGCATCAAAGAGCGGACATAGTCTTGCCAAGCTTCGAAAAGTTTACAAGAGGGGCCAAGCTGCGTATCTTTCCTCTGGAAGCAGAAACGTCCCTATGGCGGCATGGGCCATGGGTCGGGTAAACAGCTTTATCCGCGGCTCAACAAAGCACGACACTGATTTAAGGAGGGGCGGCGGTGGCAGTAAAAAGAAAAAAAAGTAGCAAGCGCAAGCAGCCTTATAAGCACGGCGTTCCTAAAAAATATACCGAAGGCGCAAAGAACCCTAAGTCAAAAGCAGCTGAAATAAAGCGTACCGCTGCAGCTTATAAGCGCGGAGAAAAAATTGACATCAAAGCCGTTGAGCGCTCCAGAGTTGCCCAGGGCAAAAAAAGAAGAAAGAAGAAATAATGTCTTTTTTGGTGGCAAATCTTCCACTTGAGCCTGTCTACGTTCGCAACGAGTTTCTCTACAATTTTAAAAAAGGACACGGTGAGTTTACCCGCGGCTACTGGGTTAGCGTTAAAGCGCAAAAGCACAGGGCACTGCTTTTTGAGACGCTGCTAGAGAACGGTGCTCTTTATGACAAGTTACCCATCGAGGCATTTGTTCACGACAAAGAAGGAGATTTTCGTTTTGACCAAGGCGAGCTGGCTTTATGGGACATGGATGCGTGGCACATTACGACAATCGTTAAAGATGCTTTGCGTCACCTCGATGCTAAGGTACGGGTAGGCAAGGAGCTGGTGAGCGGCACATACGTTTGCACTGTGGACCAAGTCGATGCTGATGGCGCATTGATGCCTACGTGTGCATCAATACCAAAAGAGCACAAGTCTCAAAATATCCTAGCACTTGATAACGGACAGTTCTGCTCAATGCCAAATAACAGAATCTTGTGGACAGAGCCAAGCCTTACCAAGGTGGTAGGCCCACCGGACTACGAAGCATGCGAAGAAATTTATTTTAGTAATACAGGATTAAATTATTGCCATACTGATGCATGGTTTTATGAAGGAAAAGAAGATGAAAAAACCAATGAAGCCGAAGCCAAAAAAAGTAATGCCGAAAAAAAAGAAGCCAAAAAAGAAGCCGAAGAAAATAAGTTATTGAAAGTAGGCAAGCAGTGGGGAGAGTAGGCCAATATTTTTCAGCATCGGAGTTTGCTTGCAACTGCTGTGGAAAAACGAATCCCGCGCAGTCGCTAGTTACTGTTCTTGATAGCGTGCGCAAGCAACTGGGTCCTCTGAGAATTAATTCGTCGTACCGTTGCGAAAATCACAATAAAGCGGTAGGCGGCGCATCCAAGAGCTGGCACCTTCCTCGTGACGGCGTGGTTTATGCTGCCGATGTGACCTATGTGAGTGCTGCAAAACGCCATGGTGCTTATATGTTGCGGCTGTATATTGAGCTTGAGAATGCAGCTCGCAGATTAGGCACTGGATTCGGTCTAGGGCTGTACGAGAACTTCGTACATTTTGACACGCGGGGAGCTTCCCCGGAAAAAGCAAAGGCAGCACGATGGTTCAAATACAACTGGCCGCGCTGACCTATGCTCAATACTTTATTTGTGGCGGATATGTTTGTGCTATCGTCTAGCCAGCAATAAGCAGCCTTCGAAGGATGCCAGGGGTCTCAGGCTCAACCTGCTTGGCCCTTTCTTCCAAAAGCTCCTCAACCTCACTGAGCGTCCTGTATGCGTCCCTGAGCTTCGAAACTGTTTGCTTGCATACATCAGCCACCCTTGCATCCTCCTCGCCATCCATGAGCCAGTTACGGCCAGCGAACTCAGAACCAAAGTCAGCAGACTTTCGTGTCGCCATTTCAATCATATCCATAATTGACTTACATGCTTCATAATCCTGGATAGGCATTACTCACCTCCTAAAATAATAGCAGTTAAACCTTCTCGGTCCTCATCGCTGTAGTCCTCATAGGAGTTGTAGCGATAGTGGTCTTCAAGCTTTTGCTTTTCCAGCTCCATATCTCTTTGCACTAAGTCACCCAGGACTGGTTTGCCAACTATGGCGTATTCAAGCTTGTAGCTTCTTTGTGTAAGAAAATAAGCAGCAACCAAGCAAACAATGGCAACAAGGAATGCACCCTGTATCCACCACATGCCATCACTTTCTTTCTCTTGTGTTTCAAATTGAAATCTTCTTTCACCAATATCTCTCATAATAGTTCACCCTTTGTTTTCATACTTAGAATCTCCCCAGGCTCTTCTGGACTCAGACTCATCATTTTTTTTGTAAGATTCCCTCGGCAGAGGGTTCAGGCATTTTTTACACAACCAGTATGGTCGCCCATTTGCCATCGTAAGCTTAAGCGTTACTTCCGTTCGAATGCACCCCTGACAATAACTTGTCTTAACTTTAGTCATATTGTCCCCC